GCGAAAGCAGCGAAGAAGCCGGAAGCGAAGAAGGTGGATAAGAAACCAGAAGTGAAGAAGGAATCAGGGCAGAACGATCCGAAACAAGGAGAGAAACCTGGTGTTTCAAAACCAGCACCGAAGGGAACTTCGGCGACAGCGACGAAAACAGCGAAGGTGGTGAAACCGTGGAAACCACGGAATCCCCCGACGAAGTCTTATATTGCGCCTCATACGAGTGTTTATGACTTGTTGAAAAGACCGCAGTATACGGGAGGTGTAGTACCCCCCACGTTGACAGCTGGATTTCAGAGTCTAGCTTTCATCAATCCGACTTTGCACCCGTACATCATGAAGATTACGACAACGTTCGCTTTCTGGAATGGAGGACAGCGTGTGCACATTACGTCGAATACGTCGATGGCTACTGACGTAGTTATGGCCTTTCAGCCGAGCTATGATGGAGAACAACACCAGTCAGTCTTGGAACCGTTTACATTGGGAGCTTTCCCTTTGTCGACGACTGTCGGAATGCAAGTGTGGAAACCATGTATGGTACCTAGTACCGTGATGGCTCTACCGTATTACGCGAAGACACCGTTGTTATTCACGCCGCAGCAAGCCTACCCAGGAATAGATGCGGAGAACTACGGAGTTGGAACTTTCGTTGTCTTTGGAGCAGCGCGAGGAGGTATTACAAACTTTCAGTTACCCTTTTCGTGCTCAGTGGGAGATGATTTTGAACTTCATTTTCCGCTTCCAATGCCGAAGACGACGTTCAATGCACCAAGCGGATTCGCTATGTTCCCAGTCGGGGAACGTATTGGACATGGAGTCTCGCGTAGTTTCGTGAGAGACTTGACACAAGACGGAGACGTGGAGTCAAACCCAGGCCCTCTTGCAATGTGGGTCAGGAGACAACTGACAGCGTTAATTGACGATGTCATTAGTGATCAGACAGAGAAGGCTCGAGTGAAGATACAACAAACGAAGGTTTTTCTTCTTAAACACTGCGCTTCTAACATCGTAGACGATGTTATTGTACCAGTGTTGTCAGCAATCATGGATATAGCTCTACATATTCGCCTCATTTACGTTGAGACGAGTAAGACAGTAATCATGGCAGCGTTTACCGCTATTGCACTGCGTGTGTATGGTGCGGCAAGCGATGCTATGGCCACAGTGGAGTATATCCGGAAGTGTTTTCAGGCAGCTTTCAACAAGGAAGTCAAGAGTGAGGACATGGGACCAATTTGGAACGTTGATGCTATGCATGGATGTCCGTATCAGTTGAGCGGTGACTTGCAGTCAGGACCAGGTCTTGCTGGAGGTGTTGCTATGGCGGCGTTAGCTGCCGTAGTAGGAACTTTTGGTATGGTGGTCTCGCAGACAGCAATGTCTAACGCAAAACAGGATGCAGACAACCGTTTCTTCCGAACGTGTGGAGCGTTAGGGAGAGTTGGAGCGGGTGCTCAAGGTATTAGGCACATCTGGAACGCAGTGAAGGATGGGCTAACAGTTGCCTTCGAGTACTTTATGGAACCGGAACCGGCGACTAAGTGGTGGAAGGAGAACAAAGAAAAGGTGGAAGTCTTCATGACGTGTTTTCAAGCGGCCAAACAGCAGAACTGCTTTGCAGCAGGAGAAGATCCTAGACCTTATGTAGGAGACCTCTTTGATGATCATAACGAAAGTTTGGTCATGGGAATGATTCTTCATTTCCCGAAGTTACCGTTGTCAGATGTTGGAACAACGTATCGGTTACTTCTAAAGGAGGTTATTTCTACTAAGGCGAAGATGGCAGCTCAAACGACGGCGTCGGCTCAAAGATGTGAACCAGTTGGAGTGTGGATTGCTGGAGGACCTGGATGTGGAAAGTCAGTCTTCGGTAAGGAAATCTTGCCGTCTCTTCTGTGTAAACAGATGGGATGGGGCAACTGGGTGGAGGAACTCTACCAGATGCCGCGTGATGCCAATCAGAAGCACTACGACGGATACCGAAAACAGAAGATAGTAGCCATGGATGACTACTGTCAAGCAACGGATGATTTGGACGCTTTGGAAGCAATCAATTTAATCAGTTCAGCTAACTTACCATTGTCGATGGCAAATTTAGAAGACAAGCTTATCACTTTCACCTCGAAGGTGGTTATGGTGTCAACTAACTTACAATCGGCTGCGGGAAACGTAGCGATCAAGAAGGTTGAAGCTCTTACGCGTAGATTTCCAGTGTCAGTGTGGTTGGATTGTCGAAAACCAGGTGTCATTGATTATGCGGCTCTTGTAGCTGATATGAAGGTAGCTCTTGCGGTAGCCCCCAAAACAACAGAGGGGAAACTGCAGGCAGCGTCTGAAGTGTACGCCAAGTACATCAGGATACGACACGTCGACATCGAGACTGGATTTCACGGTAGAGATTACACTTTGAGGGAACTCATTGAGAATATTCAGAAGGAGATCAAGTTGAGAGAACATCCGAATCCTCTGGGAACCCTTTTAGGGGACTTGCAGATGATGAGAAGCTGTTTTGATGACGCTAAACCGCATCCTGCGGTTGTAGGAAACGCGACACGTTTTCCGGATCTTTCGGAAGTAAACCTTAACATGGAAATTGTTGAGGATAAAACGTGGTGTGGAGTGTCGAGTCTTGGTAAGTTCTTTATCGGATTCGGTGCGGGAGTCACAGTATACCTACTGTGGACTCTTTTCCGGACATTCGTCATCGAGAAACTCTGTGTAGACGGAGATGTGCAGGCTAAGTATTCAGAAGTTAAAATTAATACGAAGCCGACGAAGTTGGTTGCAGGTAAACTAAATGCTGATGACCAAATGGAGAAGATCAAGCATAACACACTTCGTGTGTCAGTGAATGGAAACCGAACGTATGGGTTGGCTGTGGATAATAAGAATATTATTATTCCGCGCCATCTTATTAACTTCGGAGGTGATTTGAAGATCCAGACGCGTAAGCGAGACGGAACTGATGGGCACGCTATTGAGGTGGGCCTGGCAGATTCGTGGGTGCCGATTGGGTACTTGGGTAACACCAAAGAAACTCAGATCGACGCTGCGATGGTGCGATTGGTTGGTGGAAACATCGATCACGTTCGTAACATTCGACACCTTTTCATGACTACAGAAGTGTGGAACAAGATGCCAGCGTTCTTTTCGGGAACGTTTGACGACGGGACAAGGATGAATGTAGATAAGGATTTCTACATAATCAATGATCCGGCGCATAAGAACATGGTCATTCATAGTATGACCCTGAGGACTCAGGGAACCATGATCAGTGGTGATTGTGGGAGAGCGTACTATGCAGAGATGGCTGTGCCAAACAGACTTCTAGGAATTCACAATTGTAACGTGAAGGAAAAAGGTTGTCCAGTAAACCGTTATGGGTTCGCACCTTTAACGCGGGAAGACGTGGCAGCAGCTATTGCTAAGTTGGACAGCTTTTTCATGAAGTCAGTGCCGATTGCGGATTACCAGATGGAAGGATGGAAGTGTTCTGTCGAGCCGACAGCTTTTGACGAAGGAAAGTTAGAGCTGTTGGGCAAGGGGTCAGTAAACGGGTGTTCAATCGCCCGTCCTATTGTACCGACAACAAACCTCGTGAAGACGAAAATGCAACACCCAGCTTGGGACGACAATTTCATGCCGTCAGTGAAGCGAGTAGTGGAAGTTGATGGAAAAGAAATCCATCCTCTTCTTACTAATGCGCAGAAGTACTGTTTCCATCCTGGAAACGTATCGGCGAAGATATACGGGTTGGCTCTTAACGAGTTCAACCGGTATGTCCCGTGTAAGCAGGGAAGACAACTAACAAACGAGGAGTGTTTGAACGGAGTTGGTGAGATGAACCGTGTGGTTACATCGACTTCGAGCGGAGTTATAGCGCCTTTTGTGTCAAAGGAGGAACTCATCGACCACATACCAGGAGAGGTAGTGGATGGTGTGCATAAGCCGGACACTTTGGTTTTCAGTGAGAAAGCCAAGACGTTAGTTATTCCGTGGTATGGTAGGACCTTTACGGATCAGTATCAGTATTGCGAGGAGCAATTGAAAGCAGGCCAGAAACCTGACTTTGTCTGGGTGTCAACCCTGAAGGACGAGCTCAGGCCGAAGGAGAAAGCCAAGAAAGGAAAGACGCGAGTATTCGAGAATCCCGATTTCATCTACAATTTATTGCAGAGGAAGTATTTCGGTGCTTTTACCAATTGGTATAAAGCTAACCGGGGTTTTCGGTTACATCACGCGATCGGTATCGATCGTGAAATCGCGGCTCAAGAAATTTTCGATGGTTTGACGTGGAAGGATCGTACCTTTGACGTGGATTATGGAAACTGGGATGGATCAGTGCCAGCTATACTCTTTGATTTTTTCCTGGGAGTCACAGATTTCTTTTACGGATTGGAAGGACAGACAGAGAGACATGTTCTCATCGACTGCCTGCGGTCGTCTTTGCATATAATTGACGACCGTCTTTTCCTTTCGTATCAGGGAAACAAGAGTGGAAATGCTATGACGGATGTTTTTAATTCCGTCTGTAATGCTGGTTTTATCTACATGACCTACACGCACTATTTTGGTGCATGTGACTCTATTCGGGAGAATTTGCGTTTTATTACGTATGGAGACGACGTTATTGCGTCGGTGTCACCGAACGTGGAAGGTTTTGACCGTGTCAGTGTAGCAGCTGTAGGGACGGCCCTTGGACTTACCGTGACTAGTGCGAAGAAAGATGGTGTTATGGAACCATTTACACCAATTGAGGAAGTGAGTTTCTTGAAGTCTGTCTTCCGACCGGGGAATCCTTTTAGATTCCCTTTGCCGTTGGAAATTATTCACCGCGAATTACGGTGGGAGAGAAAGCAGAACAAAGGAGACGACGTTGTCCTCAAGCAACGCATACTACAGGCGTTAGATATGGCCTGTCACCATACA